TAACTCTAATCAATGATAAAAATGACATAAATGTGACTAAAAAATTATTAGAAGAAGAATTTAATTTAAGTAAACAAGAACTTAAAACCAAAGAAGAAACAATTCAAAGCTTAATGGAAGAAAAAATTGAATTAGAAGAAAAAATAAAAAATCAACAATTGCAAATTACTAATATAACAAATGATATGGAAAATTACAAACAAATGTCAGAAAAAGAAAATCAAAAATTAAATGAAGAAAAAAATGAATTAGAAGAAAAAATAAAAAATCTTGATGATACAATTAAAGATTTAACTAATACTTTAAAGGATCAAAAAGATTTTAATAGTGAATTAGCAATAAGTAAAGGTGAATTAACGACTAATCTTTCTATAATGGAAAGCGAATTAAAAGATAATAAGCAATTAAATGATCGATTAAAGAGTGAATTAGAAAATAATAATATAGATATTAATACATCATCTGTTTCTAAATTTGATATAGTGTTCCCAAATACTACCAATGATGAAACTAAAAAGCAAGGAACAATTGAATTAAGAAAAATGAATAACAGAGAAGATGGTGTTTTAAAAATAATTATTATTAACACTACTTCAAATGAATTAGATAATATTCCTGCAAAAAATAAAGTTGAAATAATAGTTAAAACCAATAATAAAAATATAAAATCTCACTATTTCAATCAAACGGGTTATACTAAGAACAAAACATATTATTTATATGAGTATGCTAAACAAAATGAACCTATGCACGCATTTAAAATTCTTAAAAATCAGACATTATTTGAATCAATAATTATAGCTTATATAGGGGGTATTGCACCACAAGACCTATCGAAACCTGCATTATCAAAAAGATCAAAAAGCCCAAGAAAAACTGCTTGGAATAACTAAAGTAATTTAAAATTTATACAAACTTAAATATTGTATAAAAAGTTTTATTCTGAATTTTCTTTATTTGCCATTTCGGTATATTTGGCTAACTCATTAGGGTTTACTTTTACAAGTTGCCATGCACCCTTTGCGCCACCCGGAATAGATTTATCACCAGACTTGCTGTATTCTCGAGAAAAAACGCTAAATGGTGTAGCCTTTTTCTTTTTTTCTTCATCTGCTTTCTTTTTACGACCACGTTTTTTCGGTTCTTCTTGTTCTGAAGCTTGTGAATCTTGTTCCGGCATTTGTTCTGAAGCTTGTAAATCTTGTGAAGCTTGTTCCTGCTCCTGTTCTGAAGCTTGTAAATCTTGTGAAGATTGTTCCTGTTCTTCTTCATTAAAAACTTCTTCTTTCTTTTCAGCGGGTTTTGATTTCTTTGTTCGTTCTTTCAACTTGACAGGAAACTTCGTTTCTTCACTGGCATCGCGCAATGTTATATTGAAACCTTCAAAAATAGCTTTCATAGCACCTTCTACGTTATCAATAAATTCTTTTTCTACAATGTATGCACCAAGAATATAAGATTTTACCTTTTCGACGTATAGTTCTGCAGCAGCATCAATAGTATTTTCTTCTTTCTTTGCCATGTTTGATATATTATATTTAAGTTTTTGAAATCATTTTTTAACCGTAATTATATTTTATTGTTTATGCAGTATAATTACTTGTTAAATTTAAAATAAAATTTATATGCAGCATATTAGTAGCTAAAAAATTCATTTTTTTTTCATTTTAAAAAACTGATTAAAATAAATTACTACTTAATAGTTTCTATGGTTGAAGAGTTATTACATGTTCAATGTCCAATATTTGAAAAACAAAAAAATAAACTCGACACCTTTGATATACACGCTAAATTAACAAAATTGTTTAATGATACACGAGTATATTCTAAAAAAGGCGAAAACAAAACATATACACATACAAGCATACCAAGCAAAGACAGTACTGGAAAAATTATTGGAGGAGGTAAATACAATTTCTCAAACAAAGAACACAATGATCAATTGAAAGAAATATTAACACAATGCATTGAGCATAATTATTTCCCAAAAACATTATCGTTAACACAAAAAATTTCTACATACAGCTGTCTTCACATTGACTTGGATTTTAGATACCCTATTACCACAGAAACTCGACAATATACTCAAAATGAAATAGAAAAATTAATAAACTTGTTTAACAATGGGATAAAAGAAATATATAATATTGATGATAAATACATTAATGCCTATATATTCGAACGCAAAAGCGGAGTAATACCAGATGAAGACAAACAACTTGTAAAAGATGGTACTCACATTATGTACCCACAGGTCATAACACATACAAAATCACAATATTTATTGCGTGACTATGTATTGTCAAATTGCGATGACCTATTTACTAATTCATTTAAAAGCACAAATACAGTTGAAGATATTGTCGACAAAGCAGTGATTGAAAACAGTAACTGGATGATATACGGTGCAAGAAAAATAAACAGAGATCCTTATGAACTTACCTATGTAATGTCAAAAGTCAAGGATCATAAAATAATAAATACTCGAAACTTACTCGACTATTTTGATTTTTCTGAAAAAACAAAAGAAGAAAGCACAGAGGTAAATGAAAAATATAAAAATGCACTTGAAACATTTATTGTAAATACGTCGTCACCAAAAAGAAAAACCGAGTTAACAAACAAACTTGTTCCATTAAGAAAAAAAATAAATCAAATTGCTGATCTAACTGAAGTAAGAATGTTAATAAACATTTTATCACAAGAACGCGCAGATGATCATGACAAATGGATCAGAACAGGTTGGTGTTTGCATAATATTAACAAAGATAATCTTTTGGACGACTGGATAAAATTTAGTTCTAAATCACAAAAACACAAAATAAAAAGTATTGAACATGGCAGAAGTCCGGAGCGTTGCATGTACATGTGGAACGAAATGAAAAGACAAGAAAGTGGTCTTGGTGTTGGATCATTGCATAGATGGGCAAAAGAAGACAATCCAAAAGAATACGAAGAAATACGCCGTTCAAACTTAAAATCACTAATAAGAAAGAGTGCTTCGTGTACTACATATGATGTTGCACGTGTTGTGTATGAAATGTACAAATACAATTTTAAATGTATAAGTTACAAAGAAAATAAATGGTACGAATTTCAACCAGCAAAACATCACTGGGTTATAATAGAAAAAGCACATACACTTATTAAACTTATAAGTGAAGACGTTGTCAAGCAATATTTAAAAACTATTTATGAAATGAATCGTGATGCTACACTAAAAGCCCAAAAAACACAAATGGAACTAATGAATAATCGACAATCCAATAATATACCATTATGTGTGTCACCAGCGCCTAGTACAGCTTCTTCTGATATAAGTGAAACTACATTTGTACCTATTACAAAAAGAAAAGAAACTCAAGAAAGCGATGAAACGCTCGATATGGTTGAAAATCTTGTTGCCGTTACGTTTAAACTACGCGACATTTCTTTTAAAGAAAAAGTTATCAAAGAGTGTGGTACCATGTTTGGTGAAAATGCAAAGCAATTTTTAGAAAGCATGGATGCGAATCCATATCTTATTGGATTCGACAATGGTGTTTATGACTTACAAGCTGACGAATTTCGCGATGGAAGATCAGAAGACTATATTACATTTAGTACTGGTTATGACTACATAGATTTTGGTCCAATTGAAGGACCAGAAATAGAAGAAGAAATAAGAGAAATTTACGAATTCTTTGAACAAGTATTTCCTCAAAAATCAGTAAGAGAATATATACTCCTTCTTCTTTCCAGCTTTTTAGGAGGTACAACTCGAGATGAAAAGTTTCATATTTGGACGGGCATAGGTTCTAACGGGAAGAGCAAAATGCTAGAACTTATCGAGTTCGCATTGGGAGACTATGCATGCAAATTATCAAATACTGTGCTTACACGAAAACAAGGTAATAGCAGTAATGCATCACCTGATATAGAACAAACCAAGGGAAAGCGTCTTGCCAGTATTCAAGAAACAGAACAAGACGATATGGTAAATGTTGGACGTATGAAAGAACTAAGCGGTGGAGATAAAATTTACGCTCGTGGTTTGTTCAAGGATCCTATTCAGTTTAAGCCACAATTCAAAATGATACTATTATGTAACGAGCTTCCTAAAATTAATGCAGACGACAATGGTACATGGAGACGTATAAGAGTTGTGCAGTTTATTTCAAAATTTACAGACAATCCAAAACTCGAAAACGAATACCCTATTGACCATATGCTTTCAGAAAAAATCCATAAATGGAAAGAAGCATTTGTATATTTGCTATTGCAACTATATAAAAAATACAAAAAAGTAGGGCTAAAAGAGCCTCAGGAAGTGCTTGAAGTAACACGTGAATATCAGCGAGTTAGTGACTTATACAATGACTTCATAACTGATAACATTGCCAAAAAAGAAAATTGTCACATTGGACTCAATGAAACATATCGAGTTTTTAAAGATTGGTTTAAGAATAATAGTACACAATCAATGCGTCCTCCAACAAGGACATATTTCAAGGGTAAAATGGAACAAAAACTTGGTCAAAAATACGAACAAAATCGTTGGACTGGGTTTACCTTAGTAGACGAAGAAGACGAAGACGAAATAGATTAAAAGTATGGTATATACCTAGGTTTATTATAATCATAAATTTCTATTACAAACGTTCCATTGTAACCAGGTATACTAATTTCATCACCATCATAAAATTCTTTACTTTGTTCAATAGGTATTTTAAGAGAAGTATTTAAATGATTTGTAGTATAATAATCCCAATTATTTCTATTCAGTTTACGTCCCATAAGAGGCATCATTTGTTCTGGATCAGTTACAACTTTTTGACGCAATACACCTACTTGATGCCAAGAAGTGTATTCACCTTGTGTAGGAATATTGATTCTGTTATCCAAGTATATATTTTCTCTAAAAGGACCATTATCCTTTTTATCCATTTTATCCATTTCATCGCTTTTATCCATTTTATCCTTTTTATTCATTTTATACGAGCTATTACCGTTTAATAAATCATAGTACTTTGATTTGTACATGTCACGCTCTTGAATAAATTGGGTCATAAGCATAACAAATATTATTCCGACAATACCAATTATGGTATATAAGCCAGGAATACTAAAGCAATATTCACCTGCAAATGCGTCCATTATAATTAACGCAAATATTTTAAATGCAGTCAGAAAATAAAATTATAAATTCTTAGACTAATCAATATGAAGCACGCAAAAGCAAGTAAAAAAAATATATCATGCAGTGAGTTTACGCATATTGTGCATATTTCTGATATTCATATTAAGCCATTAGAAAGACACGACGAATACTTAAAAGTATTTCAAAGCTTGACAAATAAAATAAAAAGTTTTAAAAATAAGCACAAAATTGCTATTGCAATAACAGGAGATATTTTTGATAATAAAACAGTATTCAAACCCGAAACATTTAACTTATGTAAAATGTTTATGAAAGATTTATCGCAACAAGCACCAGTATTTGTTATTGCAGGAAATCACGATATGCTTGAAACAAACACACGACGACTTGATGCATTGACACCCATTGTAAATGATATTCCAAATTTATTTTATTTTTCTTTAAGTGGATGTTACAAAGTAAATGATTACGTTTTTGCAGTATCGTCATTGTATGACAAAGAAATAACTAAAATTGAAAATAAAGACAAACTTAATACTGTTATTGGAATGTATCATGGTATGTTAGCAGACACCATAGAAAACGAACGCGCTTGTTTAACCAGTGAAGATTTTATTAATTATGACATAGTTATGCTGGGAGATATCCACAAACGCCAAATGATTAAACCGCATATTGGTTATTCAGGCAGTCTTATTCAACAAAATTACGGCGAACCATTAAACCATCACGGTGGACTATTATGGGACATAAAATCAAAAACTGCATCACAATTTGATATTGAAAACGACCACGGATTTGTTGACATAGTATGCAATGATGGTATATGGGTCAATAAACAAATCGAATTACCAAAGCACGTATATTGCCGCTTTATTGCATCAAATACCAGCGATTACGAAATAAAAGAAATTATTAAACAAATTGAAACAAAAACAGAATCATGTATTGTAACCATTAAAACACAACCAAGAGATAGCCTTAAACACGAAACCCAAAATAATTCGATTTCAAACGAATCAGATATGCTAACAAAGGAATGTGATATTCTCAAACTGGACATTGACACAATGCTTTCATTACATAATGTATACAAACAAGAAGCACTAATAAAAGACAATAATGAATATTCGTCGTGTGTATGGAAACCAATAAAAATGGAATTCAAAAATTTATTTGGATACAATAATTCCAAGGTACATACTATAAATTTTTCAGACAACGTATACAGCATACAAGCACCAAATGGAAACGGCAAAACATCCATTGTCAATGCATTGATATTCGGTATATACGGCAAAACACCGTTGGTACCATTTGGTCGTGGTCATACATACGATATAATAAATAATCTTGAAAACAACGGCTTTGTAAATATTTACTTTATGTTTAACAATGTTCATTATTTAATAAAACGATACAACAACACGTCTAACAAGCGGTACAGAACAGAAAAATTTATTAACACAAAATTACAATCATATACGTTCCATGTTGAGCTTTACGAATATGGAAACAATTTTGATAATCCCGATCCAAAAAAGATTTCTGAAACTGGTAACGCAACTGATGCAGTTATTTTGAAAATGTTTGGCGATATTGAATATTTCTTGCATTCCAATTTAATGGACAAAGAAGCATCAAAAGATATTGCCAGCTCAACTGCACAAACAGAGCGACTAAGAATATTAAAGAAAATTTTTCACCTAGATTACTACGACGAATATAAGTCTATGAATAATTCCAGAATAAAATCAATGAAAAAGACACAAGATGCTCTTATGAATGAAATAAAAGGCATGGAAGCAACATACCAAGAAATGGATAAGGACGTGCTTCAAAATACTATAACAAACGAAAAAAAGGAACTAAAAGAAGAAGAAAAAGGACTACAACAATTACAAGAAACACTAACACAAAAAGAAGAACTTTTTCAGTCTACGTTGTCAAAACTAGAAATTGCAAATTTAAAGCTCGATAATACAAAGCATCACAAATCAAATTATTCTCAAAAAGAACTTATACAAAAAATTAAGAACCATGCTTATTATAATAAACAATTAATCAATGAACAAAGCAACAGTGTAGCATGGTATGACTCTGAAATAAAAGGTCTCAATAAGCTAAATAAAGAATACACTCGTAATATACTCCATAAAGGAACAAAAGAAGAAATAATGCAAGAAATAGAGGACCTTGAAAGTGAAAAAGAAAATATTGGTTACATAGAAATTCACGAAGAACTAAAAGAAGAAGAAAAAGAAAATTATTATAACTTTAAAAATAACCAACAAAATTGCAGCAACAAAATTAATGAACTTGAAAACAAAAGTTGTATTGAAAACGATTTATCATTACAAGAAATAATCGAAGAAATTGAAAATGTAAAACAACAACGCAATGAATTATTAAAAAGATCTTCAAATACAAAGTCGAGAAAACAGCTTGAAACAGAATTATATTATATTCGCCAATCCATTGTCGAAACAAATGAAACCGAAGAGCAAATAAATCAAACAATCCAAAATTTACGCGTTGAAATAGAACTATTAAAAAGAAAAACAACAAATGAAACAATCGATGAATTTTATTGCGATAAACCAAACGATGTATTAATGCGGTTAAAATCTTCTCTTGAACGTAAATTAATAGACCCGAACTCCATAATCATTCCACCAAAAATATTAATTGACGAAGAAAACCAAGAACTACTATTTAATGCCAATGCAATTATTGATGACTGTAGAAATCGACTTGAAAGTTACTATGACAGTATATATTGCGACAAAGAACAAATCATTGAACTACTTGACGTCATAGACACTCTTCCATATAAAAAAGTGTCTTCGTCGTATATTAACAGTGATCACGATAACATTTTTAAGCGTCTTGACAAAAAAAATATTGAAAACATTGAAACAATTTTAAAATCATGCTGTGACAATACTATTGATATTGGATTGGTTGAAACACTGCATAGAGATATATTTATTCAAGAATCTTTGGTTGACAAGTACCAAAATGCAGCTGAAAATAACAAAAAACACGACGAGCTTAGCAAGTTAAAGCAAGAAAATGAAAAAATATTAAATAACATAAATAATATTCAAACAATACTTGATATTAACGAGTATAACGAAAATAAACAAAAATTAATTACTTACGAGAAAAAATTAAACAATATAAATAAAATAAAACAAGCACACGAAATACAGCAACATTTAGAAGATTTAAAATCAACAAGCCCCGATTCCATTGAATCGGAACTAAATGAACTTGACGAATACAATCAAGAACTCATAGAGCATATGAACTATGTAAATTTGAAAAATTACAAAGCACAATACAAAGAAAATGAAATAATAATTGAACAACTAAAAAATAAAATAGATAACCATAAAAAATACACAAACTATTCCAAGATAGCACAACAAATCCATAATTATAATCAAACACTGACTTATTTAACCCGTTATGAAGACAATAATATTGAAATCGAAAAATTACAAAACCAAAAGCAAGAACAAAAAGAAAAAGAAAACTTTTTATTAATAAATGACCAACTAACTTACATCGAATTAAAAGAATCGTCTGTTAATCTTAGTATTGAAAAAGAAAAATTACAACAAGAATTATTACCGCTTAAAAAAAATTGTAGTGATTCAAATAATAAAATAACATTATTAAAAAGTAACATACAACTGAACAAAGAAAGAATCAAAACCATTGAAACTACTAGTACGAAAATTAAGCAATGTATAAGTGACATAAAAGATATTCAAATACAGTTATCCAAACTCGAAGATTATGATAAACTTATTTCTAATAAAGGACTACCGTCTAAAATTCTTTACGACATTATAAAGTCGATCGAATACTATATAAATAGTCTTATCACAAGCTTCATAAATTACCGACTTGAATTTGCATTTGACTATGATAAACAATACTTAGAAATTTTATGCTATAACACAAAAACAGAAAAATGTTTGTCTTTCCAGAGGTTATCCGGTTACGAAAAATGCGTTGTTAGAATAGCATTAAAGCGAGCAATTAATAAATTTTCGTGTAATTCAAAATCGTCTTTAGCTATTATTGACGAGGCATTTGACTGCATCGACGAAAATAATTTTACTTCAAAATTACCACAGCTTATTTCATTAATAGCAGAAGACTATGACGTTACATTAATAATTTCACAACGGGATATTAGCCATATTGCAGACAAAACAATAAAAATAAGAAATAATGCTATTGCTGTGTATTAGTATTTTCCAAAAGCTCTGTCATACATTTTTTATGTTTTTCTCCAATTAATACAAAGTCACTTTCGTCATCATCACTACTAAAGCTTTCATCAAAATAATTATCAAATTTTTTATTGCAAATAATTTTGGTAACCATAAAAACAAATAATCCAAACGTAGAAATACGTGTTAATGAATAAATAAATTCAATTAAGTACATTTTAATTTAATACTATAATTTTAAATGCCATATTGTTTTAAAAAACAAACAATATAATAAAAATGAATATAACTTTTGCAAACGTACCGGGTATAATACAGTATGAAAATGGCAATTTTCAATATTCACTAATGACCATAAAAGAACTAACAACAGATAATTATAGTTTATGGAAAGGACAACGCTTTATAAACAGACAACACATAAAAGAAATAAAAGAAGAAATGATTAACAGTATAAATACTACTAAAAATATAAAATATTCTTCTAGTTTACCTCACATAGCTCTTACAACAGATAAAAAGAAATATATTATAGATGGACAACATCGCATAGAGGTATACAAAGAAATATGTAAAAAACATAATAATGCTATTAAAGTACTTGTATTATACGAATATTGTAATAGCGATGAACAAGTAATGGAATCATTTAAACGTTCCAATACACAATGGGAACAAAATGATGAAGTAAAAAAATGGATACATGGTGAAGAAAACGAACATCCAAAACCGCAAAATAATATGGAAGTAATTCAAAAATTATGGAACGAAAAGTTAACAGAATACGGTGGTTTAAAAGGAATGATTAGTAGATCTTCTAAACCACAAAAACCAAACATAAATGAAAATAATTTTTTAAATTCTCTTACAAGTTTTACAAGTTTTACAAGTTTTACAAGTTCCATTGAACCTAATAAGAATATTACTTACGAACAATTAAAGTTACAATTAAATAATGCAAATGAAAAAATAAAAAATTTAAAAAGTACAAACGAATACAAAGTAAAAAATCCAGAACGTTGGAAAAAATGCGAAAAATTTAATTGTTACATTGGACTAGTACCAGATTTTACAATTTATATGAAAGAAGAAAAAAAACAACAACGAACAAATATACCTTCTGGAATAAGAAAAAAACTGTGGAAAAATCATTTTGGTGAATACGCAGCTGTTGGTAATTGTAAAGTATGTACAGATTTAATCCACATAAATAGTTTTGAAGCAGGACACATAGTGGCAGTAGCAAAGGGAGGATCAAACCACATTGAAAACTTATTACCGATATGCCAAACTTGTAATCGTTCCATGGGTACAACAAATTTATACGATTATAAAAATAATTATTTTAAATAATTAAAAATTTTTTTTGTTGTTTCAAAATAAAATTTTTTTTCGGATTTTTTAATATTTAAAATATTATTAATAGTTCTTAAATTTGAATCGTATAAAACATCAAACTTTTTTTCTTGAAACAACAAAATATTTTTTAAACTTTCATATTCTTCGTTGTCAAGACAATCTGTGATTTTAACTTTATTGCAATACTGTATAAGCTTTCTTTCTTTTGTATTGTTATCAAGATCTTGCCAAGTTAGTTCATGAATACAACCATTAAGACCGATTTGTCCATCCATAATGTTTTCGGTAATATTTATCAAATTTAAATTGCATATATTTTCTCTGTTAACTACATAATTATTATTTCTGTTAACTTTTTTAAATTTTTTTGGATACACTTTAATCATTTTAAAATTTAAAAAATAACAATCAATTTTTAAATTAAATATTTCCAGAACGTGGTATATGTTCATTACCAACACGAGTATTTAATGGTTTATATATAATATTATAGTCTTCAACAGACATTGAATACTGTCTTTTGGTGTCTAGGTGTTTCAAATTTTTAAAATTAACTGGTGCACAATTATTAAACCCCATGTATAAATTATATGTTTCCATTTTTATAATATACAAATATATTAAAAAATAAATTATAAAGTTATAAAAGATGCAAGCATATTCATATGACAGAGAAACTGGTATTTTTATTGGTATTACAGTAGCACATGAAAATCCAAGACGACCAAACAACTACTTAATACCCGCACAGTCTACATTAAAAGAACCACCAGTAATAACTAATCCTTCAAAAGTAGCAAAATACGATGGTAATAACTGGTTAATTATAGATAAACCACCAAAACCATTAACTGAAGAGGAAAAAGCAGAAGAAGAATTTAAAAAGAATTATGTAAAACCTGATCCAGTACAATTACTACGAAATAAGCGAGACAGAATGTTGGCAGAAGTAGATTGGTATGTAATACGAGCTGTTTCTACTAACACGGAAGTTCCAGAAATTGTAAAAGATTATATGCAACAACTAAGAGACTTACCTTCCAATAGTAACCCACAATTAAAAGAAATAAATTTATATTATCACGTACTTGATGAAACATCAGTAAATTGGCCTGTTTTAAACATTTAATTGTTAATACTTTATACATAGTAATAAAGCAATATTACGTGGACGGGTTTCACCAAGACTACTACTTGATACTTTTGATGAATCGAAATATAATATACCACTATTACTTCCATCACTACCATTTGGCGTATTCCATGAATTCCATCCACCGTAATGTGGTTTCCAAAATGGACCAGAACCACCACCACCTCCATATGCCCAAGTTTCTGAAATTTTATACATTTGACCAGTTAATGTTTTTGTTGCATAACTCTGAACATTCGAATTAAATTGTCTATTTGACTCTGTTGTAGAACCACCGTATGTATAAGTAGGGTATTTATCAACACCACGACCATTGTCCCAACACCGTATAAATTCACCACGTAAGTCAGGTAAATTAAAACTATTAGCATCAACAGAACCATATGTAGTACCTATTATGTTAAACAAATCTATAAAATCATTTCTAATTAAAGAAGCACCGTTACATTCTAACCAACCTTTTGGTACGCTAGAACGACCAAAATATGCAACAGTACCAACTATTAAATTTATTTGATTTGTTTTTATTTCACTTACTTTCATTTACATACCATAAGAAAATAAATAATCGCTTTAATACTTTATACATGCTATTAAAACTACGTTTCGTGGTCTTGTTTCTCCCAGACTACTATTAATAACTCTTGATGAATCAAAATAAACTGCCCCACCAGCACTATCGTCGGTACTACTTGGTGTCAATCCTTGTCCATATCCACCGTATTGTGGTTTTCTAAACACACCATATGCAGATCCATTATAAGCCCAAGTTTCTGATACATAAGCGACACTACCAGATATTGTTTTTGTTGCATAACTCTGAACATTCGAATCAAATTGTCTATTTGACTCTGTTGTAGAACCACCGTATGTATAAGTAGGGTATTTATCAACACCACGACCATTGTCCCAACACCGTATAAATTCACCACGTAAGTCAGGAAGAATAAAATTATCACTATTTGTGTATCCATATGTAGTTCCTATTTCTGAAAATAATTCAATATAATCAGATCTATTTAATACTGCACCGTTACATTCAAGCCAACCGATTGGAGGACTAGAACAAGCAAAATAAGCAACTGTTCCAATCATTACATCTATGTTTTTAACAACTATTTCACTAATGTTCATTTAATAGTGAAAAAGAAAATAAAATAATGCTTTCAGTATTTTATACACGCTAATAAAGCAATATTTCTTGGTCTTGTTTCTCCAAGACTAGAATTTGATACTCGTGATGAATTAAATTCAAAAGACCCGGTACCACTACTATCAACGTGATTTGGAGTATTCCCAGCATAATAACCACCAGATCTCCACATAGGTCCATTAGCAGAACCATAATTAGCAAATGTTTCTGATATTTTATACATAGAACCAATTATTGTTTTTGTTGCATAACTCTGAACATTCGAATCAAATTGTCTATTTGACTCTGTTGTAGAGCCACCGTATGTATAAGTAGGGTACTTATCAACACCACGACCATTGTCCCAACACCGTATAAATTCACCACGTAAGTCAGGAACATTAAATGTAGCTCCATCATCACCAGACGTATATGTTAACCCCACGCTATTATATAAATCTGGATAGTCATCTCTATTTAAAGCAGCACCATTACATTCAATCCATCCTATTGGAGGACTAGATTTGGGAAAAAATAATATTAAACCAGTTAATATATCTATTAAACTAGTTGCATCTATTGTACTTATGTTCATTTAAAATAGAAAAAGAAAAAAGTAACTTATTTAATACTTTATGCATGCTAATAACACAATATTTCGTGGTCGTGTTTCATCTACTCCTCCACGACTAGAATGATCTGGATCAACGCGCGTATTTCTTCCAGCACCACTGTAATGATCCATTATACTATAACTACTTGCATCGGAGACAAGACCATGTGTTTGGTAATTAGTATTACCACTTCCGCTAAAATTACGATCATCAATGGGTGCACCAGACATCCAATGTACGTGGTTTTCAAATGTATCTAACTGAAAATTACTATCGATAGAACGACTATAATCTTCACCAATACCATGTGACCAACATCGTATAAATTCACCACGTAAGTCAGGTAAATTAAAACTATTTGAGTCAACGGATCCATAACGTGTACCAACAACACTATAAAGATAGTTATAATCTTCTCGGTTTAAAGAAGCACCATTACATTCAAGCCATCCAATAGGCGCTGATGTTCTTGCAAAGTAAACCACTGTACCTACCATTACATTTACTTGTACACCACTGCTTATTTCACTAATGTTCATTTAATAATAAAAAAGAAAAAAGAAAAAACAATTTAATACTTTATGCATGCCATCAAAACTAAATTTCTTGGTTTTGTACCATAATTTCCAGCTGTTCCAGTGTCACGTACATTTCTACCAACACTAGAATTACGATCTGTCGTGCTAGAGCCTCCAGCATCGGCAATCACACCATATTCTTCATATGTACCTCCCGTATTACTATAATCTCTATTACCTAATACTGTACCAGATACCCAATGTCTATGTTGGTTTAGCATTTGTTCTTGAAATTCCTGACCATTATAACCATTGAATGCTACACCGTCAATAATAAACATACCAGAAATAGACACATAACCCATAGATCTATTGGGGTCAAGTCCACGTCCTTTATCAAAGCCACGTATAAATCTTTGACGTAAATCAGGTATTTTAAATGTTGAATTACTAGTTCCACCAAACTTATTTCCTATATATGCATAGAGTTCAGGATAATCAGATACATAAAGTGTAAAACCATTACATTCAAGCCAGCCATATGGAACAGTCTCGGTCCCAAAATACATTATAGTTCCAACAGTATCATATAAACGTACTGTGTTTAATTCACTAATGTTCATTTATAATAAAAAAACATTAAAAAATAAAGATTTAATATTTTATGCACACCAAAAGAGCTAGATTGTAAGGTATTACTTCATTATTTATATTATAACCAGGGTCATCACGTGTAAAAATACCATAAGCATAATTTCTATCATCAGCCGAATAATACCCAGCACGTTCATCAGCTACAAGACCAAATCTTTGACTATTACCTGTTGTACCACTTTGATTGTGGTCATCTTGTGGAGCATACGATATCCAATGTTTATGAGTTTTGATACGTTCTTGTTGGTAATCGTTTTGAAGAGTTCTTCCACTATCTATTCCACGTCCATTATCTAAACATCGTATAAATTCACCTCGTAAATCTGGTATATTAAATGTACCAGATGCCTGACTAGAACCATTATAAGTATTTCCAATACATGTATAAAGATCTTGATAGTCATTAATATTCAAAGACGAACCGTCACACACCAACCAACCAATTGGTGGTGTTTCATTTGGAAAATAGGCTATTGCACCAACAAGATCAACAAATCTTTTATAAACTATGCTTTCAATGTTCATTTAACTCTAAGATAGAAAATATTTTAAATTTATATCATACGGCGGAATTTGAAGGTAAAGTTTCCAGAACCTGAACCTCCAGAAAGCCGCATTTGAAGTTTTAAAGTATTCGTGTTACCAAGTAATAATTGTGTTCTAATATATAAAACGTTCGATATATCATTACCCACACTATGTAATAGTACTTCATTATAATAATTACTATTTGTGACAGTATTGTGCCAGCTCATAAATCCCGTAAAAGTACTATAATATTGACCAAGCGTCCCATTATGACTAAATACCTGTATTATGTAGCTTCCAGTTGCGAGGTCACTACCTATTATTCCGGTGTCAATCCAAGACGTAGAAACAGAAAGATTAAGAGTAAAAGTTTTGATTTCGTCTACGTTAGGCGTAGTGCCTTCATTTAAAGTGAGACCTTGATGGCGTAATGTACCTGCTACATCGAGCTTTTCAGCAGGGCTATCAGTACCAATACCAACATTACCATCGTTACGTACATATAGTAAAATATTATTTGCACTATTATTAATAGCTAATGAGTAATACGAAGAAGAAGTATTATTGGTCTTTATAAAAACTCCGTATGTACTTCCATCAAAATATGCTTGTACATCAGAAGACCCAGAGTCACCATCCACCAAAATACCTCTTTTACCATTTGATGCAGTAACATGAAGTTTAGATTGAGGAGAATTATTTCCAATACCTACATTACCATCGTTGCGGACATAAAGTATATCAGTTGTAATAGTATCAGATGAATTTTGTAGGTGTAGTGCATATGTATTTACTAAATTAGACGAAGTTGCATCATATGTATTAATAAGTAATCCATTTAGTCCTTTGTTAAATTCTACTTGAGGAACAGATAACCCACTTTTTCCATCAACATAAAGCATTTTGGTTGATACACCACTCGTATACGGAACATGAATATGTAGATTAGCTTCCGGATCAGCAATATCTCCCATACCAATTTTTCCAATTGGATTTATTAACATCCTATTTTTTAAGAATTGTGTATGCGATGCTGTTGTTTCAAAATCTCCAACTACAGTTCCTGTTGTTTGGAACAAATGACCACCAGTTGATGTGTATCGTATTCTGTCTGGACCTTCAGGATAAGCAGTAGTTCCATACTCGTTTCCTTTGTAAATAAATAATTCAGACTTACCAGTGTCATATTCTCGTTCTCCTATGTAAGTATGATTCCATTGACCAGCACCATCATCAGTTGTACCATAAAATGCAATATAATTACTGTTTCCACTAGTACCAACACGTAAATTTCCACGTACATCAAGAATTTCACCCGGACTCGACGTTCCAATACCAACGTTACCAACATTATTAATAATCATTCTATCTGTTGCACTAGTATTAGCAGCAGTTTCAAAATCACCTTCAGCTATATTATATTCATCTAGGTCATTATTCAATGTTTGAAATAAATGCCCACCAGCTGATGTAAAACGTATTCTATCAGGACCAGTATCATCAGCATATAAATTATATAATCCGCTATCATTCCCTTTCCATAACAATAACTCAGAGTTATCATCACCAGAATAAATACGTTCCCCTATAAATGTAGCATTCCTACTTTGATAACCATCAGTAGCTCCTGTACCGTGAAATGCAATATAATTGCTATCAGAATTACCAAGATACATATTTCCACGTATGTCCAGCTTAGCTTGTGGATCTAGTGTTCCAATACCAACATTTCCATTATTACTAACAGTAAACAAATTATTATTTGAATGATCTTGAATTAAAATACCATAATTAGTAGAAGAATTATTAATTGATTTAATAAATAAAACATTTTTACTTCCATTTAAATTTACTTGTGGAGAACTATTGGAATCTCCAGTTACATGAATAGCATTTTTACCACTTGATGCAACAATATGTAATAGGTTTGAAGGTGAATTAGTATTGATACCAAAATTAGAACCACCAACTAGTCCAGTAATTATATGACCGCCAGAACCAGGTTTTAATTCAATATTTCCAGAACTATTATAATTTTCAATTAACATATTTGAAGTAGAAACAGGATCATAACCAAAACTTCCATTAAGAGTAACACCGTCATTATAGAATTTTATGCTAGTATAACTACCAGCACCAGAACCATTAAGACGAATATTATTACCATTATTCATAATAGTTAATGAAAAATTAGTATCACCGTTAGAAGAACCAATAACCATTGAATTTGGAACTTCTAAAAAACCAGTACCATTAGGTTGAATAATAATATTTTGATTTGTATTAAAAGAACTAATAATATTATCTGAAACTTTTATATCTTTCATTCGAACAATACCAACACCATTTGGCATTAATTGTAAATCAAGATCTGTTAATAATGTATTTATAATACCATTATTAAAACCAACATTACCAAATGCAATAGCTCCAGTTCCATCCGGTCTAAAATTAATACTACCATTAGTATTTGTAGCAATAATATCATTACCATCAAATGCTAAATTTTGTATATAAACTTTTCCAGAACCAGACGATAAAAGTACTGTTGGATCTGTTGACATTTTACTATAGTATATAGATTTATTTTTCTGCATACATAAGACTGCATAAAAATTTAAATAAATATTTAATATTTATTTAATTAAAATAGTATTTCTTTATCCACAATGGTACGTACAGCCAACAAACGCAGCAACATATGCGTGTTCCAATGCTTCTAAGAATTCATCCTTAGATAACAGTGTACCATCTCCAAGCAAATAACGAACTTTGTATTTGTCTTCGTACACCATATTACCTTCGTTATCCAAAAGCTCGGTCCACTGTAATAGTCCCTCGTTATCAAGCAAGTTATCTCCGTTTTCATTCTTTAATATTGTCATCTTTGGAACTTGAGGCGGGTCAAAGTTACAGTTCATTGTAATCTTGGCTACCGTATAGTTATGCAGCAAGTCATCATCCTGAAAGCATCCATAGCCTGGTATATGCGAAGTAGTAATGTAGTCACCAGATTCCAAAAATCCACCAATACCGGAAGGACCACTAACAACCCACATTGCACCTTCACCAACCGAGTTGATATACACGCGTGTATCGCCTTTTTCTTTTTGGAACAATGACACAAAATTACCATTGACTTCTTTACGTTGTTCAGGGTCCTCTTTAGATGAAACAACACCAAAACAACGCTTATCTTTAGCAGTGCGCGACAAAGACACCAATGGAAGACTTTCGTTTGTTGTAATTGCATCCTGACCCGTCGCAATACCACCGCTCATTTTCACATAAGCATCCTGTGACGCACATACGATAAGACCTTCATAATCTTCCATAGAAGACATAGAAACGTCTTTTACAAACGTACGATGCTGTCCTGTGAAGTTCATTTCCACAACACTACTTCGAGAGTCTTGGATCATTGCAACTTGATTAGGTACGCCATCTTTTAGAACAGTAAAATGTAAATCATTATCACTAGAACTTGCAGCATGGTCTTGTCCTCCAATCCACCATCCGTATTTATATGGGTCTGTATCGGAGTAAGTTGTTGCAATAAATAACGAAAATCTTCCTTGATAATTTTGACCTGCATCAATACTGCTCATACCAATACGCAAATACCCTCCTATGTCGACACCACCATTGTTACGCACGTTCAAAAGCGTTGTGGAAGCTTCTTCGATTTCGTTACCAATGTTGTTAGACACCACAAGAGCGCTGTTTATTTCGCTGTTGTTATCCACAACAATCGACAGTCCGTCACCGCGCGAGTTAGTACCAATAGAGCCTTCGACAGCAATGCCTTGCACACGTTCCAAATTCACCAGCGTGTCAGGCGAGTCAGGCAGTTCAAAGGTGAAGTACTCGTCTTCATCCAAGCACATAAACTGGAGGCTGTCGAGGACGACTGCATAACTGGTAGTACCAATTTGATTCGTTAAAAAGTACAACCTAAAACCATAGTAACCCTTAGAACGATTATCATTTTCTGCATAGTATTCAATATACTTTCCATTTGTGTCAAAACTATGAATATTTTCCCAGTTAATACCATCTAAAGTACCTTGTACAAACCCTGTTGCTGCACTTTCATTATGATAACGATTAGTATTTACATAACCTATTGTCCAACGAGTATAAATAAGTACTTTTTTCTTTAAAAGTTGTGTATTGTACCAGCCTATGTATTCGCCTATATAAGGCGAAGTATTTGTACGATCAATAGGATTACCGTACGAAGCCCATCCAAATTTATTATTGGTTGTATCTACAGTGTGATTAACGTATTCATTGTTAAATGCACGCCAAGGATAATATTGATTAGTAGCATAACTACTATACACCAAGTTACCGCTAGGGTTATCCCAGTCTGTGTAGTTAGGCACCAACGGCTTAGGCTCCAAAACCACAGGCTTGGAAGGCTCATCGATGACATAAAAACTAACTTCATGTAATCCTATCCAATCTGATTGGTTTCCTACTCGGTTGAATATCAATATTCGGAAACCATAGTATGCTGTGTGTCTATTTATTTCATCAACAACAAATACTCCTTTATCGTACCCATTAGTTCCAGTAAACATCATATCGTATGTTTGTAATGTAGTCCAGCTAGTACCGTCCAATGTTCCTTGTACGCTAAAAACACCTGGCATAAATTGTCCGTAAACATCAGTACCAGCATCATAAAAGCGTGCCCATAAATAGAATTCCATAAGAATTTTCTTTTTGTCAAAGCTTGTGTCATACCACCCAATATGCTCTGGATACACTGCTGGTTCTTGTGTTATCCAAGTAACGTTATCATCAAAAAGAACACGATTAAATGCGTGGTCTGCTGCATAAGTAGTATTATTATATTCACTACTATACACAATAACGCCACTAGGACTAGTATAAGTACTCATAGCAGGGTTAATCACAAACGGAGTTTGTAAGTCCACAAGCGCTTCGAACACCTTGGGGTAATCCAATGTACCAATCTTCTGACCACGCATAACTGCAAACCCTCGAGGTACATAGCCAACACCGTTCCACTTCTTAGTAGCTCCCACTGATAGCTCGTTGTTTCCACTTAATGTGTCCAGAGCTAACGACCCTACTTCCACAAGGTTGTCATTCAACCGTTCCTGCACTTCAGCACCATTGGAAAGCTTCATCATTTTGCCTGCGTTAGAAGCAAGAGGAATGCTGTATAAGTCAGTCTCGTTTACACATTGGAAGTCTATTAAACCAAATATTAAACCAATATTACTACTTAAAATCAATGACGTAGGAAGAACACATAACAACCGAAAACCATAATATGATTTAGTGCGATTATTAACAGTACTGTGATAATGTACTTTAAAATTAGGTTCGCTTATTGATTCTATTAATTCCCAGTTTGTTCCATCATTCGTTCCTTCTACTTTAAAGTTAAAAGGAAGTCTTGACCACGTTGATATTTGAGATGCGCTCTTAGAATATGAATGTAAGAATACACCAGTTACTATTTTTTTAGAATTTAATGAAGTGTCATACCAACCAATATAAAATGGAGAATGATTGGATATATCCAAGGAACTATAGTTAAGATCTATCGACGATTGAAGGGTAGAATTAAGATTAGGATCAAAAGCCTTGTATAACTCTTCTGTATAAAAAGAAAAAAATGGATCATTTGGATCATAATTCTGATTCACGACTTCTTCATAATTTGAATTTGTTACAACAAAGTTAACGGAACCAGTATTATAATCCATGACAGGCACCAACGAGCTCGGAAACAGCTGCACAAGAGCCTCTTCGTTGTAGTCTTCTACGATGAATTTTAACTGAGAAAGAATTAATTCTCCACTCCATGCTTCAAATACCTGCAAACGAAAACCATAATAAGCGTTGTTAACGTTTGTATTTGAAGAATCAACACGGAAATATTTTGCGTGATACGAAGATGTATCGCTGTAGCTTTGAATAGTTGTCCAGTTTGTACCATCAAGTGTACCCTGAACATTGAATACCTTTGGTGTTCTTGATGTCCATCCTGTATTACCGTTTGTTCTTCCATAGACTAAAAATGCTTTAAGTACCTTCTTACTATTCAATGATAAGTTATACCAACCAATATTTGAAGATTGAGTTGAAGACATGTTATTATAACTGTAATAACCCTTATCATTACCTGTCATATCAAACATTTGTAATCCATCAAATACAAGATGCGCACTAGTGTACAAGCCATTAACATAGTAGTTACTATATTCCACAACACCTTCTGAAGTATTGCTTGTAAGAGCAGGCACCATAGAGTATTCCTTTCCAACATAAACCAGCTTATCAAAAGCCTCAGGGTAGTCCTCAACATCAACAGTAACACCACTATCAATGCTTACATACCCTGCAGGCAGTGGAACAGTGGCATTCTTGACTGTACCCAGCGAAGAAGTGTCGTAATCAATATACGGAGCATCGACGTTCTTACCGAGCTTCAACACACTGGTGCCTTCGTAGAGCTTGAACAGCTTACCGCTAACGTTGGGAACATTAAACACTCCGTGGTCAAATGCCCAGACCTGGAGGAACGATGTATGTATATAATTTGCTTCTGTACCTACATTAGGAGCAATAAACAATAATCGAAAACCATTGCATTCTACATAATTTTCTTTGGAAACATAAAATGTTTCTTTCCAGTTATATACAGGAGTATAAGTCTTAGAAAATGTTTCAATGTCATACCAGGTAAAACCGTCTAGTGTTCCTTGTAATTTGAAGAATGGTGAAGAAGACCTCATAAAAATATTAGGATTAATATGCAAGGAAAAAGCCGTTAATACTTTCCTTCTAAATAAGGTGGTATCATACCATCCTAGATATTGCTCTTCGTTTAATGCCGCACCGGTAAAAGAACCACTGTGCCAACTACTAATGGAATTATTATCAAATGCATTCCATGCTTGACTTGAACCATTCAAATCAGTACCTGCAGTAGCTATACCTCGAGGTGTTGTAAAGGATGTCATTACTGGCACCAAACTACGAGATAAATGTTTGTGAGCGTCTTCAAAACGAACACCATAAAAACCTAGTTCGTTGCAAAAAACCATTTTCGTAGCTACAATACTAGAAGCATTACTGCTGTTAGAAAGTACCTTTACTCTGTAACCGCGATAACCATTACCATATGGATTTACGTAGTTAATAAGTGATTCTTCCATATCACTGTATGATTGGATAGTAGTCCAGTTACTATTGTCATTGCTTCCTTGGAGTTCAAAATCAACCGCGTATGGATTATATTGATGACCACTTTCAGGCTTGAAATTATATGGTGATATAGTGAAGTAAGTAATCATATAAGCTTCAGAAGCATACCAACCTATATATTCATAGAAAGTAACACTAGACGACCGTATCGCCATAGAATTTTTCTCAAATCCTTCAGCATACACTCTTAAATTGGTAACATCAAGCTTATCCGGCGAAATCATCAGCAAGTCCTTCTTGTCAAACGCCTTGTAGTAGTCTTCCTTTAAATAAGGCACAAATGATGACGAAGGAATAATGTTAGAGTCTGAAATGTTACCAACACCAGTACCTCCAGCTGCCATAGCGAGGTGTATAAATGCACTACTATTTAACTCCCACATACGGACACGTATTTTATGGTATCCTTGTGACAAATGTGTTGGAGTAGCATCTGAAGTTGTACCACTATCTTTACTCATATCAACCCATGAATTACCTGTTGCGGATGTACGATAAGCAACAGGTTCGTCATCAATTATAAGGGATATACGGTCATCGACCTTTGTATAAAAGCTGTAGTTTCCAGAGCTAGCTACATACAAATACCCTTCGAAATCAATAGCTGCATAATCTATGCTACCATCAAACAATGCATTAAAAGCTGTGTCATCCATATCGATACCAGAGACGAGTTCGCTTCTGACATACACGTAAGAATTACCACTAGTATCTGTATCATAGCAATGTGCAATCAGACCATTGGGTACAGTTTCAGACCCTGTTACAACTTCCCCTTCTTCCAGCGAAGAAGTATTGCTCTTTAAAGCAGGGACAATGTCATGCACGACAACAGTATCTTCCAACGACTTTTTGTATGCTTCTGGGTAGTCATCCCCAGAATACTCAGCTCCATCAGCAACCACATAGCCTTCTGGAATAATCGAAGACCCATTCCAGTCAATCAAGCGTCCAATATCCGTCTCATTTTGTAGCTTTCGCACAAACAAGCTGTTTTCCTTGAATGCAACGCCAGCAACATTCACTACGCCGCTATTAGAGGTAACATACACGTCTTCGTCGCTGTTATTCAAATTAATCATCTGCCCACTAACGTTAGGAACCATGAAGCTGTCGTATCCTCGTGTCTTGAATTGCAAAGATGCAAGTTTGACGACGTCATCCACACCGTGCATAAACGTTCCAACCACAACAATACGATAACCAATACATCCAAGCTGCGAACCAACAACAAATTCCTTCTGAATGTATTCTCGCACAGCTCCAAACGTCTTCAACTTTTTCCAATGCTTTCCATCAGTTGTTCCTTCTACATCAAACAACCGGGGCATAAACAGTTCGCTACCAACCTTGGCTCCAAGCACCACGCTATCCAACAATGTCTTCGACGTTCCAACCCAGCCAATAGGCTCGCGAATGTAATTCAACGAAGTAAATTCGTCAGCAAGTGAGCCATCAAACACTTTGTAACGGTCAGTTACGCTGCTATGGGAAACAGAAAAGTCCAGCGGCGTAAGCCAGCGCTTACCATCACCATTCTGGGGTGCAAGAAGCAATTGTCGTGGTCCCTGACCATTCTTTGTGAATGTAATGCTATGTGCACTGTTGTCAGGCACATTAATAGAATACTTCTTGGTGTAAGGACCAGATACAGTCTTGGACACAATATTTGTACCAGTCACAGTAGAG